GACTCCGGCACGGCCGCCATGCCGGCATGGGACACGATGCCGATTGTTCGCGGCATGGCAATGAGCCTGCCCGATGGGTGGGACGCAACGCAGATGCGGCCTGAGCATCCCACTTCGACTTACAGCGATTTCGAGAAGCGACTTCTCAACCAAATCGCCCGCTGTTTGAATATGCCCTTTATCGTGGCCGCCCTCGATTCATCGCAGGCGTCCTACAGCTCGATGCGTGGCGACTACCTCGTCTATCGTAAGAGCGTGAATTGCCTCCGCGAGGATTTGGAGCGGAACGTCCTCGACCCACTGCTCGTGGATTGGCTGGACGAGGCCGCCCTCATCAAGGGCCTCCTGCCGGACGGTCTACCGCCGGTCGTTGAATGGAATTGGCGGTGGATTTGGCAGGGATGGGAGCACGTCGATCCGACCAAGGAAGCCGACGCCCAGACGATCCGCCTCGCCAACAACACGACGACGCTGGCCGACGAGTGCAGCAAGGTCGGAACCGATTGGCGGGAAATCCTCCGGCAGCGGGCCGCCGAGAAAACGCTCATGCGTGAGCTGGAGCTGGAAGTAGCACCGCCGACGCCCGCGGCCCCGGCCGCCGCGGAACGCACGCAGGCCGCGGACGGATACGTTCCTCCGAAGGACGCGCAGGCAGAGGCGGCGAGGGCGTTGGAGTGGCGGCGCGAGTTCAACCGCGGCGGCACGGCCGTTGGGGTGGCCCGCGCTCGCGACATAGCCAACGGCAAGGCATTGAGCCTCGACACGATCGGGCGAATGGTCAGCTATTTCGCGCGGCATGAGGTTGACAAGAAGGGTCAAGGATTCTCGCCAGGCGAGAAGGGCTACCCATCGGCCGGCAGGATCGCATGGGGATTGTGGGGCGGCGACCCCGGCAGACGGTTTGCCGAGTCTGTCTACGAGCGGGCGCAAGCCGAGTGGTCAACAGACAACGAGGTGCTCAGTTGAAACAGAAAAACCAACCATCTACCAAGGCCATGAACAAAATGTCAGCCGTGACCGGCCGCACCTGCGCTATCGAAGCCGAGTTTTCGATCAAGGCCGCCGACGACGCGGGCGTGACGCCATCGTTCGAGCTGGTGGCGTACACCGGCCGCTCCATCCGGCAGTCGTGGAGTCGCAACCCTCTCGTGGTTGACCTGTCGGGCATGGACAACAGCCGGCAGTCGATCCCGATTCTTTGGGGCCACGATGCCAGCATCGACTCTGTGCTCGGGCAGTCCACGAGCATCGTCAACGACGGCCAGCAGCTCATCGTCTCCGGCGAGCTGATCGGTGAAGGCGACACGGCGCAGAAGGTGATCGCACTCGCCCGCAAGGGTATGCGGTTNCAGGCGTCCATCGGTGCGGATACCAGCAGTATCGAGAACGTGGCGGCCGGGCAGTCCGTGACCGTCAACGGCCGTGAGTTCAACGGCCCTATNTCCGTTGTTCGTGGTTCCGCACTTCGCGAAACCTCGATTGTGTTGATGGGAGCGGACGCCCAAACGTCCGCGGCAATCGCCGCCGAGGCGACCGAGGATTCCGATATGGCGCACGACGCCAATCTCTCGCCCACCGACAAGGTGGAAGCCGCGGCGAACGGTGCCGTGGAACCTATCACCAACATCGTCAACGCCAAGGGCGGCGACGGCGCAGCGGTGGATGACCATTCCCCCGGTGCGACCGAAACCCTCAAGGCCGAGCTGAAGGCCGAGCGGGAGGCCCGCGAGGCCCTCGCGAAGCGGATGGAGCTGGCCGAGCTTCGGATGAGCCGCGGCGGGGTCGGCATCCACGTTTCGCAGCCGGAGGTCGATTCCGGCAAGGTGGTGGAGGCCGCCCTCGCTATGCAGAGCGGGCTCCCCAACATCGAGAAGGCGTACGACGCCCGCGTGCTCGAGGCGGCCGACAAGGCCCGTCGAGACGTGAGCGTGGGCCAGGTGTTGCTCAAGGCCGCCAAGGCCAACAGCTACACCGGCTCGGATCGGCTGTCGAGCGGCAACCTCGGCCCGGTTCTTCAGGCGGCTTTCGCGACCCATGAGGTGAGCAACCTGCTGGCGGCCCTCGTCAACAAGTTCCTGCTCGCGGGCTTCACGTCGGTCGAAGATACTTGGAAGAACATCTCCGCGGTTCGATCGGTCAGCGACTTCAAGAACATCAACCTGCTCCGTCTCAACGGCAGCTTCAAGTTCCAGAAGGTCGGCAACGGCGGCGAGTTGAAGGTGGCGCAGGGTTCGGACACCAAGCGTTCGGTTTCGGCCGACACTTGGGGCATCCAGACCAGCCTCACCCGGCAGGACATCATCAACGACGATGCCAACGCCCTGTCGCAGATTCCGCAGCGGATCGGTCGTGGTGCTGCTCTGTCTCTGAACGAAGCCATCTGGGCCGAGTTCGAGTCGTCCAACGCCAGCTACTACCAGGCGGCCACGGCAGCGGCGGGCAATGCCCTCTCCCTGTCGAGCCTCAAGACGGCCGCGACCGCATGGCGGCGGCTGAAAGACCCGGACGGCAACCCCCTCGGCATCGCGCCGCGGGTGCTGCTCGTTCCGCCTGAGCTCGAGCTGACCGCCGCGGAGCTGATGACCAGCGCGTTGCTGATCTCCGGCAACACGACGGCGGCCCCCAACGCGAACGTGATGAGCGGTCGCTACCGGGTCGTGACGAGTGCCTATCTCAGCTCGTCCTCGACGTGGTGGCTGATGGCCGATGCTTTGGACCTGCCTGCCCTCGACGTTGTTTTCCTCAACGGGCAGCAGGTTCCGACCATCGAGCAGGTGCAGGCCGACTACAGCCTGCTTGGCGTGGCGATGCGGGGGTACATGGATTTCGGCGTGTCGAAGGCCGAGAGCCTCGCCTCCTACCGCATGGCGACCGCTTGAGCCTAGCGGCCTGACGATTGCAAACCGTAGCCGGGGGCGGGCCAAACCCGCCCCCGGCGTGACGAACAACGATTTTCCTTTTTCCAGAAACCAAGAAACGAGGTGATCTAGTGGGTACTGCTTCTGCCTATCAAGGCGACTGCAAGATTGATTACACGCCGTCCTCGGCAGTGGCCGTTGGCGACGTGGTGGTGCTGGGCGACCTGTTCTGTGTTGCGGAGGTGGCGATTGTTGCCAACCGCAAGGGTGCGCTCTCGGTCGATGGCGGCTATATCCTGCCGAAGGCCAGCGGTGCCATCAGCCAGGGCGTGATCGTCTACTGGGATGCCACAGCCGGCAACATCACGACGACCGCGGGCAGCAACAAGCGAGCTGGCAAGGCCGCCGAGGCTGCGGCGTCGGGCGATACGACGGTCAAGGTTCTCATCAACCAGGGTTGATCGGGGCCGGCTGATTCGGGCCGGGCGGCCGATGGGATTTTCCTCGCCGCCCGGCCCCGGTGGCCCCTCCATGGAGTATTTCGATGCAGGACATGATCGCCGCCGGGGAAGCGTGGTTCGAGCAGAAGCGGCGGGATCATCTGTCGGTATTCGTGCAATACCTGCCGACCGGCTCGCTGCTGTCTCGGACCTGTCACGCAACGCTGGTGATCGGCCGGTGGCAAGCGGTGGATGCCGCCGGCCAGATGATACGGTCGGAGACGAGAGACTTCTTTATCCATCGCGACGAGCTGCCGGCGGACCCGAAACGCGGCGACAAGGTGACGGTGACGGAAAACGGTGCGAGCCAGGTCTACGCTGTTTCGATCCCCGAAGGGTCGCAGTTCTGTTGGCAATGGGCNGANCGNTCCCAGAAGGTGCGGCGGATTCACACGATGGCAACCACTCAAACGCCGGCCGCCGCCTCGACGCTGTTGGTGGTGTGCGTCGGCGCATCCGCCGCGACGGCCATCACAGACCAGCAAATCAAATCCCAGTTGACCGCCGAGCTGCAATCGTCGCGGGCTCTCCGGCGGACGGTGGTGGCCGCCTCGCAGTACGTCTATGTCGTCATCCCGTCCAGCTTTGGCGAGCCGGCCCTCGAGGTCAACGGCCTGCGGGTGACGGCATGGCAGGTGACGGTGCGGTCTATGACGTTTGACGGCCAGGCGGCCAGAGACTACCGCATCTACCGATCCCTTTACCCCGTCACGGGGAGTATTTCGATAGGGGTCGCATGACCGCCATACCCGGCACCAACGTCATCGCGCCCGTCGTGCCGTTTGATACGGCAGACCAATACGCCACGCATCACGCACTGTACGGCAAAGGTGGCTATCGGTCTGTGGCAAGCATGGCAGAGAGAGACGCAATCCCGTCGCTTCGGCGGGAGCCGGGGATGCTGGTATACGTCACGGCGACCGGACG